GCGATTGGGGTTTTCGCCATAACGGCCATCTACCGGCCTTCGCGACGGCTGCACGTAGGCCGCCTTCCATGGTGCCGGCCCTAGCGCGCGCAAAGTCGTGGCCGGATGGAAGGTCCCCGCTCCCATCTCCACGTCGTATGGCTGGAGGATCACGCAGCCTTGGGCCGCCCAAAATCCCTGGAGCTGGAGAATGACGTCTTGAAAGCTATTTCTGTCCACGGCGTCGCTATCGCCCCGTTCGAAAGAGACCGTCGAATGCCGCAAGACTTACCGGTGGGCACTCCGGGAAAGTAAGCCGATGCATAGCGGGATTATCGGGCGCGTGGACAATCGGCACGGCCACAGGAGGTGGCGCTACCAACCGGAATAAAGGCGCCGCACGAGGAGCATTTCACCAGATCTTCCGCCGGAATCGTCCGTGCGCCCGGCGCCCCCTGTTGCCGAGCGGCGTGTTCCGCCGCGCGCCGAACGGCATCACGTACCGCGCCAACGCGAGATACAAACTTCACGCCCTGCCAAAGAATCAGCAAAATGAAGGCGAGAAGAAGAAACTTGCCCATACCCAATCCAAGCATGTCTTGGTGTAAGGGAGCAATCATGACCGGTCAAGATAGGAGAGCTAGCGCCGCCCGGTCATAGCTGGAGGGCTCCGCCACGACGGAGGACAGCCTGAGCCGTGGCGGTGTAACGGCCGTCGGATTCGTGGAGAATGAGACCATGCGCGAGACGCGTAGGCGTTGCCACTCCCTTGCGGGCTCGAACGATGACGAGCTTCGCCGGTTTATCACCATCGGGCCAGAGCGGGAAAATGACGATTTCTCCAGCCCTGCCGGCAAATTCGGCCAAAAGACGATCGAGCCGGTCGGCGCGGTGAATGACCGCGATTGTCCCTTTCGGGCGCACCATGCGGAGCGCGAAACCGATCCAACCGGCGAGGTCCGCATCCCCTTCAAATTTAGCTTGAGCCTTACAGATATCCCCCGGCCGCGTCCCCGCCGACGGCTCAAAAAAAGGCGGATTTGCCATGACGTGGGAAAAGCTTCCCTGTTCGAACCGGGCCGGCGGACGGGTGAGGTCGCCAACCATGCACGAAACGCGGCCTGCTAGATTATTGAGCGCGATGTTTTCGTTAGCGAACCGGACCAGTGAACGCTGCAATTCAATACCTGCCACAGTGCAAGCTTCCAGACGGACGGCAAGACAAAGCGCGGCGGCCCCTACCCCACACCCTACGTCAAGAACGTTATCGCCAGGAAAGGCCGGAACGGCCGCCGCCAGAAAAACCGGGTCGATCGCGGCGCGATATCCGGAAAGCGGCTGGCGCAGCAAGACCTTTCCGTCGATCAGTCTATCTTCGCTGTACGTCGTACTGGAGTCGGTCAACCCGGCGGCTCCAAAACGTCCGCTAAGAGGGCAGTGGCGTATTCATAGTCCCGGTCGGCGACCATGAGCCGCCGGGGAATGGCCCCGATGCTGCCCTCGATAATGCTGGTGAAGTTGTCGAGGACCATCGTTTCGATTCCCGCATCGGCGAGAAATGCTCGAGCCCAGGACAAGAACACCACATCATTGCTACGGGTAAGTTCTTTCATGGGCGCGGAATCCCGAATGCCGTGGCGGGGCACCGGACTTGACCCCTTCGGCGAGCGCCTTATGCTCGCTTTGCTCGGCACCGCCGTCAAGGTCGTGAGATTGGGTTTGCAGGTGGCTCTATTGGCAAGTGCCAACGACAGAAAAGTAATATCGGCCGCGAGCCTCGATTCCCTGACGAATCTGACCGCGTCCGATCTCGAATTGGTTAACCACCTGATCTTGGAACGGATGCATAGTCCTATCGCCCTAATTCCTCAATTGGCAGGGCATATTGTCGCCGCGGGCGGCAAACGGCTGCGCCCGATGCTGACATTGGCGACAGCCCGCATGTGCGGCTATCGCGGCGAACGACACATCACGCTCGCCGCCGCGGTCGAATTTATTCACACCGCGACGCTCTTGCACGACGATGTCGTGGATGCCAGCGATCTGCGCCGCGGACTTGCCACCGCCAACGCCGTTTGGGGCAACAAACCTTCGGTGCTCGTTGGTGATTTTCTTTTCAGCCGAGCTTTTGAACTGATGGTCGAGGATGGCTCGTTTTCGGTGTTGCGGATCTTGTCACGGGCCTCCACGGTGATCGCCGAGGGCGAGGTGATGCAGCTGATCACCTCCAATGACACGGCGACCGACGAGGAAGCCTACCTCGAGGTTATCCGCGCCAAGACGGCCGAGCTTTTCGCTGCCGCCAGCCGGATCGGCGCGATTGTCGCGGGATGTTCAGAGTCGGAGGAAGAAGCTCTTGATTCCTATGGCCGCAACCTGGGCGTGGCCTTCCAACTGGTCGACGATTTGTTGGACTATACGGCTCGGGAAGCAACTCTGGGGAAGAGCATCGGAGACGATTTCCGGGATGGCAAGATCACCTTGCCGGTCGTTCTTGCTTACCGTGGCGGAAGCGAGTCGGAACACGGATTTTGGCGCCGCACGCTGGAGGAGCAAGACCAGCGTGAAGGCGATTTTACTTACGCGATCGAACTGATGAATCGTCATGGCGCTTTGCGTGCCACGCGTGAGCGCGCATTTGAATACGCCGAGATGGCTCGCCGCGCCTTAGCCGGTTTTTCCGATTGCCCTCAAAAACGAGCGCTTGAAGACGCGATCGACTTCTGCTTGGCCCGCGATCACTGAACGAAGGGCCGAGTGAGGTGCACGATTGCGGTTGCCGTGCACCCCCGAAGGCGGTATATCGCGCGCGGCCGGAGTGTAGCTCAGCCTGGTAGAGCACCGCTTTCGGGAGGCGGGGGCCGGAGGTTCAAATCCTCTCACTCCGACCAGTTTCCCTGTCGCGCGATCGACTCAGGTGTGACGGGAAGGCCGTGGCCCATTGCGAAAAATGGCGACGGGCCGACACGCGGGTTCGGACGGATTCTGAAGATCGGGCGATACATATCCATAAGCGCGCTAGACGCGCGCTGGCTATGTCGCTTTCTCCGGCACGAACACAGCCGCAAGTCCCGCAAGTGCAACCAAGACGGTAGTGATGGCATCCAGCTGGCTCCCAGCTAAATTTAAACCCGCCGCTGCCGCGAGAGTCGCGAGCCCGGCATAACTGGAAGGCTCTTTTAGCCGCGCCAGTAGGAACGGAAGCAAGGCATTCATCGACACACCTCCGAGGTAAAAGGTCGCGCGCGAGGCGCGACAAGGAAAAGCGCAACCTTTAATGAGATCGCCTCGGTGTCGGACGTTTGAGACTTAGCGGAACAGCACGGCGTTGCCGTCAGCGTCTCGGTCGCTCAATGTCCGAGCTTCAAGGCCAGGGTTAGGATCACACCGCCCAATCCAACGATAAGGGAGCCGGCACAACTGATGATCAGTAGTTCGATCCGGCCGATACGGCGTCCTACCGATTCCAGCGCTATCCTGATCGCGGCGTATCGTTCGGCGCATACCGCCTCGTGGGTTTGCAATTCGGCCGCTGTTTTCTCCGTGAGTCGAAAGGGCGAGAGGTCTTCGCCATTCATGGAAAGCTCCTTCTCGATTCCCCTTGCTCGACCATGGATCGATGCATTGTTCGGCAGAAGAAAACCGGCTCGCGGGAGGTACAGATGTGCCAGGACCGGCTACTAGCCGCGCGCGAACCAGGAAATCACCCGTTCGGCAGGGACGAGCCGATGACATAGACGTTGACCGTCGATGTCCCGCCCTGCGCCGTGCCAACGTTGAAGTAGAGCGTGCCGAGATTGAGCTTGATCTGACCGACGAGCGCGGGCTGCAGGATGTTGCCGGCCACGTTCACGCTCGTTGTCGTCAGTCCCGAGAGAGGCTGCTGCGCGGTCGAGAAAAAGGCCTGGCCGCCCGCGCCGGTGGCGGTATAGAGGCCGGCCTTGGCGGTCGTGAACGAACCGGTTTCGGCGACGATATAGACCGAGTTGACGCGCCAATAGGTTATGCCCGCGGGGAGCGCGATCGCGATGGCGGTGTCGCCGGTGGCGTTGCAATTGACGGCGGTCGCGCTGCCGGCCAGGAAGAAGGCGCGGCTGACGAGCGGCGCGCCGCCGAGATTCGCGAGCGCCGTCGCGGTGGTGTTGGCTCCGGTCCCGCCGTTGCCGACGGATAACGGGTTGGTCACAGTCAGGGTATTGAACGTCGCCACCCCGGAGCCCGAAACCGACCAACCCGTGCCGCCCGTCAAAGCCGTGATATCGGAATTTCCACCGGACGCTGCCGCTCCTAAAGCATTGCGAGCGGCAGAAGGGCTCGCGACATCCGAGAGGTTGTTCGGCCCCAGCAGCGCTATCCCGGTGTCGTGGATCGGCCGCCACGCGGTGTTCGGCCCGTCATAGACGAAAAAGACCGAGCGGCCCGGGGCGTGGACGTAGGTGCCGGAGCCGGCGATGGTGGTGCCCGCTCCGGCGCTAATGGTGATCGAGGCGGAAGCATCGACATTGTCGAGCGTCAGCACGTTTCCGTTGGTCGAGGCGGATGCCGCCGGGAAGGTGTCCGTCATGGCCGACCCGCCGTTCGACCGCCGCGTGACATAGCCCAGATCGGCGGCGGCGAAAGTCTTGGACGCGCCGGTGACCGTCTGGACCGGCCATGCCGCCTGGGTGTCGGAGAAGAACGCCACGCGCTGGCCGCCGGCGACCGAGCCGCTGAAGAAACGCAGCCAGGCGTTGGTGGTGTCGTAGGCGAGGACGTAATTGACCCCGCCCGGCTGCGTCAGGCCGTTGAGGGTCGCGGCGGCGCCGCTGTTGAGGCCGAGCACGTCACTCATTGGAATTGAGACTCCCGAGGGCAAGCGTTTCGGTAATGCATTGGCTGAGATCGCCGCAGGCGAATTGGTCGGTGATCTTCTGGCTCAGATTGCCGAGCGAGATCGAGGCGCCGTGATAGGGCTTGTTCATGAAGCTCGAATTCGAGAAGCCGAGGCCGTTGCCCGTGACGGTGTAGGGGTAGGCGGTGCAGGCGCTGAGCTCCTGGACGTAATTGCCGGTGACGTCGAAGCTCTGGAATTTGAAGGTGACGGTGGTCCCGATCAGGGACTCGGCGAATTGGTACTTGAAGATGTTGCCGTCCATCACCGCGAAGCCGGCGCCGCTCGCATGCGCGTCGGGGCAGCTCTCGTCCTGGCCGCGATAGAGCGTCGTCAAATCGTACATGTTCCCGGAAACCAGCGTCGCGGTGGCGAAGCCGATCAGCTCGCCATCGACATAGCACAGGGTCGGATTGTCGCCGCTCGCCGACACCACCGTGCCGGCGCTTTCCGTCATGTCGATCGCGAGCGTGTCGGCCGTGTCGGGGTTGGTGCCCGAAAATGCCGGCAGCAGCGCGGTCAACACGCCCATATTGGCGAGACCCGCGGTGCCGATCTGGGTATAGGACGTCCCGCCGTCGAGCGAGAGCCAGACATAGGCGCCGCCCCAGTTCGGATCGGCGATCCCGCCCGAGCCGCCCGAGAGCGCGGCGCAGAACAGAAGCGCGCCCGACACGCCGGTCGATTCGAGATAGGCGGGCGGCGGCTCGAACAGGATCGGCGGGTTGACGGCATCCGGCACGTCGCCGCCCCCGCCGCCGCCATGGCCCGAGCCTTGCGTCGCGATCGCGGGGGCGGTGGCGCTGCCGGCGAGATAGTCCTCGACCGTCAAGGTCAGGGTTCCGTCCTGCTGGTTCTCGCCGATCTCGACGATGCGGACCCATTGGTTGACGAGGCCCATCCTCGAATCGGAGATCGCGACCACATCCATCGGATCGAGCCAGACGAAATACCAGGGCACCGTGAAGGTGTAGCGATTGCGCGGCTGCAGCCGGCCGAGCCGGAGCTGCGCCGAAATGACGGCGGCGTTCTGAAGGCACAGGAAGGTGTAATTCTTGGTGTCGGCGGTCTTGCGGCCATAGACCCCGATCGCGGCATCGTCCTGGGCCTCGACCGCCCAGGGATTATAGGCGTTGCCGCGATCGAGGTAGGACACCAGCACGTCGTTCGAGACGTCGGGGCCATATTGCGCCGGGGACGCGCACACCACCGGATCGTCCGAGGCGAAGGCGGAGATCCCGACCGACGCGGTGCCCTCGTTCTTCAAATAATCGTCGTCGTCGAACGACCAGGCCGGACCCGAGACGGTGACCGGCGGATTGTAGGTCTTGCCGTTCCCGGCGATCGCGCTGTCGCCATAGGGAACCCAGGTGAGCTGGCCGCTGGACCACACGAACTCGCCGCACAGCGCCTCGGAAAAATCCTTGAGGTAGGAATTGAGCGCCTGCGCGCTGGTCAGCACCGGCGACACGAAGAGGCCGTTGGCATAGGCCCAGTTCGTGAGCAGGGTCAGATCGCCCATCATCGCCGCCGGCAGCCCGACGCCGTAGCGCGGGTTGGTCAAAAGGTCGGTGATCGAATCCGCCGGCGACGCGTCGGGAATGTCGATGATGTAGAGGAGTGCTCCGGCATCGGCCGCCGCGAACAGATATTGCCCGTAGGAGCCGGGCTGCACCGAGACGCTGAACTCGCCTTGTGCCGGCGTGCCCAGCACCTGCGACAGCGCGTTCGGGCTGACGAACGGGAAGGTGGCGCTCGATCCGGCCAAGGCCGGCGCCGACATCGTGACCGAATTGGCCCCGACCGATACAACGATGGTGCCGGGCGGAAATACGCCCGGCGCCACGATGCGCTGCCCGGCGGCGAGATTGGCGGTCGAGGCGATGCCGGCGATGACGTTCGAATTGGCGGTTACCGTGCCGGCCGCCGGATAGGCATAGTAAACGCCGGGCGACAGGGCAAAATCGATGATGGTGACCTGGAGCCCGATATCGCCGGCATAGAAAGTGTATTTCAGCGTGTCGCGGAGCGGGTTGTAGCCGGCGGCCGCGGTCGGGACGAAATACTGGCCGCTCGCCACCACGGCGCCGGCGGAACTCATGCGGGTGAAGACCCGGCCGTTGACATCGATCACGCCTTGTGAGGCGCTTTGCGGGATGGCGTTCGGATCGACGCCGGCCCCGCCTTGCGTGTTGCGATAGACCGTGACCGGCAGCGAGTTGCGCGCCCGCGACAGCTGGGCGTCATAAACCGGCGGCGATCCGGACGGGATGGCGAAGGTCTCGATCACCGAGGCGGCGTCGAGCGCCCAATAGGCGGGCGTGAAGGTATAAGGCGACGCGACCAAGTAGGTTTCGGCGACCGCGCACGAGACCGCGCCCCGCACCTCGAAGGCGCAGTTCGGCAGCGTCATCGAGGTGCCGAGATTGAGGCCGTTGGGATAGGACGGGTTCCCCGGATTGTGCTCGACGGCGACATAGGCGAGGTAGGAATAATTGCGCGCGGCATCGGGATATTGGGCGGTGAGGAAGCCCCATTCCGCCTGCGCCTGGCTCCCGTAGAACGGGATGAAATCGGTGTTGGCGTTGTCCATCGCGAAGGTGACGCCGCCCTTCCAGCGCTTCACGACATCGTCGATCGGGCCCTCGCACAGGAAGCCGAGCACCGGCAGGAAATAGAAATACTGATCGCTGACCGAGCCGCCCTTGCCGCTGCCCGGTCCCTTGACCTGCTGGACGTGACCGGCCCAGCCGAGGCTCCAGGCGAGGCGATTCTGGCCATGGAGGATCGGCACCGGCTGGGCGTAGAGCGAGGTCTGGAAGCGCAGCCGCAGCGTCGCGGCATTGGTCGATTGCGAACGGGAGCTGGCGCCGAAGATGCCCATGTCAGTTCCCAGTTCTCAGTTCACGGTTTTCAGTCAACTGACGACTGCCAACTGACGACTGTGAACCGACTACCGACTTCCCACTGCCAACTGACGACTGTGAACTGCCTTCCCACCGGGAAAAAAATTTGCGCGGGCGGCGCGCCAGGAGCGGCCGCATCGCCGTGTCCGTCATGACGATCCCGGCCGGCTTCCAGGCATGGATTATCGCCGGCCATGCCGTGACGATCGCGCCATGGGCGAAGACATGCCCCATCTTCCACAGCACGACGTCGCCGGGTTGCGGGCTGGCCACCTCGCCGGCGCGGCCGACCAATATCTCCAGCGCGCGCTCGATTTTGGAATGCATCATGAAGTCGATCGGATAGGGTTCGAGCGGCAGGTCCGGCGTCAGGCCGCATTCCCGGAACACGCAATAAACGAGCTGCAGGCAATCGACGCCGCCGCGCGGCCCCCTCACCCGCCCCATATCGACGAAGGGCGTGCCGATCCATGCCCGCGCCTCGGCGATGACGGCATGACGCTGTTTGTTTTCCTCGTCCGCCCTGCCGCCCGCCAACCCAGGGCGGACGAGTAAAGTTGTGGCGCCCTCCTCGCTCACGACTGCGCCTCGACCGCGTATTCCGGCGGCGGGATCTGGTCCATGCCGCCGAAATTCTGGAAATTGTCGAAAGCGGTGCACGAGCCGACGGTCTTGTTGCAGCCGGGATAAGCGGTGAAGGTATCGCCGACCGTTAGCGGGAACGGGAACGGCGACAGCAACAAGAAGGTGCCGTTGGCGCCCGATACCGGATTCCATTGCCGGATCGCGCGCGAGAAGCCCTCGTTCTGGCCGCTCGTCATGGTGAGCTGGCCCAGCGTGTAGGTCCCCGAGCCGCCCGGCGCCGCCACCGACACGGCGACCGGATTGAAGGGTGCGGCCGGCGCCGACGCGATCGTGCCGCCGACCGCGAACGAGGCCTGGACCAGGGTGCAGCCGGGACCGTAGAGGGTCCAGCGGCAGCCCGCCTGCAGCAGATTGCGCGGCATGGCGTAGGAGAGGAGCTTCAAGGGACTCTCGATCGAGATCACCGCGTTGGTGCGGCCGATATCGATCTCGGAAATGAACCCGGTGAAGACGTTGAGCACGCCGAGCGGCGTGCGCGTGAGGGCCGGCGCGAGCGGCCCGCTTCGCGTGTCGAAGAAGGCGCGATCGATGGTGACCGTGGCGCCGGCCAGCGCGCGGCCGCGCAAGGCCGCGAGCCAGGGCTGGTTGCCGATCGTCGCTTGCGGCGACGGCGCGGTGACGACCTGCCAGCTGTCGACATCGAGGCCGATTTTCCAATGCGCGAAGGCCTTGTTCGCCATCTGATCGAAATAAACCAACTTCGAGGAATAGGTCACCGGCGGGGAGTAGGGCACGACGATATCGGTATCGGCGGTGGTGAAGCACAAGGCCGCCCCCCCATTGATCGCGCCCGCCGGCACGATGGTGTAGAGATCGCAGATCGTCGCCGCCTGCGGCCGCGCCTGCAGGAACGCCAAGAGTGCGCCCGACGACGATTCCCACTTCGCGGTTTTCATATTGTCCGACCCTCAGACGCCGGGCGCTCGCATCCGCTCGCTTGGCTTCGCTCGACTACGCTCGCGGCGCCGCAGTCGCGGCGCGGTGCCAGTAGAGTCGCGCTCATGCCTTGTTTTCCAGCTTGGCGCGGAGATCGGCATTGTCGCGCCGCAGCGCCGCGACATCCTCCGCCAGCTCCTGGACCGCGCGGACCAGCGGCGCGATCAGCTCGCCGTAATTCATCCGCCAGGTCCGCTCCGGATCGGCCCCGCGTTCGAGCAGCGCGAGGCCGCGGTCGCCGGCCTCGATAGGCTCGCGCAGCGCTGCCGGCAGTGCCTCCGCCACGTCCTGCGCGATGAAGCCGTAGCGCAATGGCTGGTCCTCGCCGCGCAGGCGGTAGGAAACCGGCCGCAGCTTCATCAGGAAATCGAGGCCGAGATTGGTGTCGAGATCGGCGATGTCTTTCTTGCGCCGGTAATCGGAGATCGCGGTGATGGAGGTGACCTCGGCATAGATATGCGTGATCGAGCCGTTGCCGAGCGTGACCGAGTTGGCATTGGTCGCGGCCGCCTGATAGCCGATGGCGGTCGAGTTGGTGTAGCCGGCGCTGGCGCCGTAGCCGATCGCGGTGCCGTCCGTGCCCGCGGCCGAAGAGCTGGCGCCGATCGCGACGGCATCGCCGCCCGCGGCCGAAGCGCTCTTGCCGATGCCGACGCTGTTCGACCCGGCGACGGTGACATTGGCGCCGACCGCGACGCCGCTCGATCCGCTGACATTCGATGCGTAGCCCATCGCCTGCGCATAGCTTTGGGACGCCGCGGCGTCGGTTCCGAAGGCCGAAGAGTGGTCGCCGGTGGCGGCCGCCGCTTGCCCGACCGCGACGGCGTTGGTCTGGTTGGCGTTCGACCCGGCGCCGATCGCGACCGCGTTTTGCGCCGGCGCGGTCGCGGCCGAACCGATGGCGGTCGCCTCGTTGACGGCGACGATCGGCGTCAGGGTCACGGTGCCGACCGGCTGATAGAGCGTGACGGCGGAATCCTCGGGCGAGATCCAGCTCGCCACGTTGTTGCCGCCCACCGGCGGATTGTCGTCGCCCGGGTTGGCGTCCGAGGTCGCCGAGCCGTTCCAGTACCAGACCTGGTTCACCGGCAGCAGATATTCGTTGCCGCCGCCGGCATTGTAGTAGCGGAAGATATAGGCGGTGTTGGTGCTTTCGAGATGGACCGGCGCATAGGTCCCGGCGTAGGACCACAGCAGATTGACGATCGCGTCGGAACTCCAGCCGTTCGCGGCGCCGGTGCCGCTCGGGATCTGGATATTTTGCGACGGCGCGCCGGCGGCGTTCGAGATGTCGAAGGTGCGGTTGCCGGACCCCGTGGTGACCGTGAAGGGCGTGCCGAGCGCCTGCACCGTGGCGCCGGGTCCGACCGCGACGCTGTCATGGCCGGCGACCGACTGGTTGGCGCGGCTTCCGATCCCGACCAGATTGTAGCCGACGGAGACATAGAGCGCCTGGTAGCCGAAGCCCGAGGAATCATGGAACGATCCCTGATAGCCGGCCTGATGGCCATGCAGATCGTTATTGCCGCCCGAGACATATTTGCCGGCCTGCCAGCCGAAATAATTGTTCTGCGCCGCGGGCACGGCGCGCGCGACGATCGCGCCTGCGACATGGGCTTGCGGCGTGGTGCCGGCGGCGCCGCGCACATCGAGGCCGATATGGGTCCCGTCGATGTAGTGGCCGATCAGGACTTCCTGGTCGATCTCGAAAATCAGCGTGCCGTTGAGATAGCCGAGCGTGCCCGGCGCCCAGGCCGAGGCGGAGCCGACCGCGACGCTGCCGGTCGCGGTCGAGGTAATCGCCGATGTCAGCGCGGTCGGCGTCGCATCGTCGCCGCCATCGGCATAGGCGCCGCTCTCGTAGCCGATGCAGTTGAATTGCGCGCCGACCGCGCCGTACCCGGCCCATTTGCCGACGAAGACCGGCGCGTAGCCGATGGCGAAATAGCCCGCCTGCTGGCCGAGGAACGTGCCCGAATAGGCCCAGGCGCCGCGCCCGGCGCGCTCGCCGAAGGCGGCGACATGGTCGAGCATTTCCCAGCTGTAGCCCGCCGCGACCAGGACCGGCGTCTTCGCCGGCTGCTGCTGGAGGTTGGTGTCGGTCGAAAAATTGCCGAAGGCCTCGGTTTGCGCGGCACCGCTGCCTTCGGCGGCGAGATAGCCGAAAACGCAGCCGCGCCACGCCATCGGCCAGTCGAGCCCGTAGCCGACCGCGATCGAGGGATAGCCGTCCGACGGCGGCGTGACATAGGCCTGCATGCCGTTCGGCAGGCCGAGCGCGCCTTGCGTCCATTGGGCGGCGCCGGTGGCGCCGCTGGTGCACCACCACGGCGTCGTCGTCGAGACGTTGAACCAGAACGAGCCGGGACCGTAGAGCGCGGTCTGGTCGTCGGTCACGGTCGGATCGCGCGTCGCGTCGGTGTTGTCGCGCGGATTGACCGGCGAGCAGCCGCGCCCGATCATATAGGCCTGGTCGACGGGCTGAACGGTGTAGATGAGGCCGTTGGCGTCGGCCGTGTAGGAATTGCCCGACGGGCAGGAAAAGAACAGATAGGCGTTCGGCGCCAGCATTGGAAAGATAATCGGGATCGTCATCTAGAGCACCTTCATGGTGGTGAAGGTCAGCTTTTTCAGCTCCCAAAACCGGAACATGAAATTGCCGAACTCGGTTTTGTCGTCGTCGAATTGGCACGGCCAGGTGAAGTAGAAGGTCGCCGTGATCGCGGCGGCGCTCGCCGGCGCCGTGGTGAAATTGACGCCGTAGATGCAGCCCCAATTCGGATCGGTCATGAGCGTGTAGGCGCTGGTCGGTGAGCCGGCCACCTCAATGGTGATGGTGCCCGCCGTCACGTTCTGGATCGGCTCGGTGAAGCCGCCGAGCGTACGCTGGAACAGGAATTGCGTGGTCGCGCCGTCGCCGGTTCCGAGGCTTTGGCCGGCGACGTAATTGTCGTCGGGATCGTTCCAGGTGAAGGGGAGTGCTCCGCCATTGGTCTGGTTGACGAGGCCGAGCAGCGTCTGGAAATCGACATTGTTGCGGCCGTTGAGGAGGCCCGACCCGAGATATTCGAAGGCGATCTCGTACTGGTAGAGCGGATAGCTGAACCAGCCGAGCGACGTGCGCTTGCCCGAGATCGCCTGTTGCCGCTGCTTCGACCAGATCTCGGTGCGGCTCACCGGGAATTTGATCCCGATCAGATTGGGGAATGCCGGAAGCGTCATCAGTAGGCGCCGCGGGTCGAGGGATTGGCGGCGTGATAGGCGCCGATGTTGCGCGACACCGCGCGGACGATCGCGGGATTGTTGAAGAGCGCCACGACCGACCGCGCGTCGAGCGCAGTCACTTGCGGCGAAAACACGAAATTCGGCGCCGATCCAGCCGCCGAAACACTCCCCGCCCCGTTCGATGCGCCGAACGCCGAGCGGTAGCCAGAGGCGAAATCGGCCGGCATGATGGTTTCGCCCTGGTGGACGATCGCCGCCATGTCGTGTGGAATTTCCCACGCGCCGACTTCGAATGCGGAGAGCGAACCGGCGGCGCCATAGACCGCCGCCTCTCCCGCCGCGGCTGGCCCCGCCGCGGCCGGCCCGAGGAGCGGACTAAGAAAGGCGAAAATGCCGGCAAAGGTCTGGGCCGCGTCGACGGCAACGGATTTGGCCGCGGCCGCGATCTGGGTACCCAGGCCTTCCGCCGCGCCGGATTCCTCCGCGGCGCCCCGCCCGGTAACGCCGGCTTCGGTGGCGGCCGTCTTCTCCGTTTCGGTCAGGAGATGGACGGCCAGCCCGCCTTGTTCGGCGAGCTTGGCCGAATTGAGACCGAGCGCGTCATAGATCAGCTTCTCGGTGAGATATTTGGCGTCGTTCTCGATCTCGCCCTGGACCAACCGCGTCGACGCGTCCAGCAGCGACTGGGACAGCGTTAGACGGCCGGCCAGCACATCATGAACGAACACATCCTCGGCGGCGGTAATCTCGTGAATCATCCCCCGCCAGGCGTCCGCTTGCTTCTGGGTGGAAAGACCGGTGCTCTCGGCGAGCGCTTCCACCGCGCTCGAAACCCCTTCCGCGCCCGACCGAATCCGATCGAAACTCGAATCGGCATTCTGTGCTGCTTGCTGGAACTGAGGGCTGAGTTCGTCCGTCGCGACGATGCGGACCTCGATCGTGTCGTCGGCCATCGGCGTTATCTCCGGTCATTGATGGCGAACTATTGTTTTGCCAGCGCGGAAATGCCGAGCGAACCGCCTGGCGCCATCGCGGCGAGCGCATCGAACGGCGACGGCGCGCTCGCGAAAGGGGCAACGGCGCGGGCCCCTTGTCTCGGCTTGTATCCAACGAGGGCGCGCAACAACAAATGCGCTGGCGGAAAGCGCTCCCAGTAACGCGCGAGCGCGCGGTAGCGGGGAATTGTCAGCGTATCGACCCGATCCCAACTCCAACCGGTCGCGCTGACGACATGGGCGTAGATTTCGTCCCAGTCGGTCAATTCCCCGCGGCGGCTTCCCCCGGCGCGGCGCCCGTCTCTTTCACATATCCGCTCAATCGCAGAATCGCATTCGTCGCCGCGGTTATCTCCGGCTTGGCTCCTTCGAAATCGAGGATCGCGTCGCGCGTTAATTCGGGATGCGCGCGGCTCACCGCCGCCACCAGAATATCGATGGCGGCGTCGAAATCGATTCGGGTCAACGGTCCCGCCTTCGCGGCCTTGCCCAACGCCTCCTCGACGTCGCGCAGCTGCCGGAATGTCAGCGGCCGGACCGTGAATTCGCGCCCGCCTAGCGTAATCGTGATGGCCTCAGCCATTACGACACCTCGCTGAAGGACCAGTCGAGCACCGTGCCGGAGGCATTGGCGAAGATGGAGAAATCCAGTTCGGGGATCGTGAAATCCTCGAGCTTCGTCGCATAGGCGAGCTTGGTGCTGACGCAATTGTAGAGATCGACCCCTACTGTCTTGCCTTGAAAAGTCGAGAACAACTTCGCTTGGAAGGTCGGCGTCGTGCCGATGAGCTGGCTCGTGAGCGGGATGCGCTCGCCCCCACCCGACGCCACCGAATAGGTGTAGGACACGAGCACGGCCTTGCTCGCGTCGGCGGCGGCGAAGGTATAGACGCCGGTCGTGGCATTGACGCTGTACTGCCCGACCGTGGGGCCGCTCGCGACCTTGGTAAACGGTAGTCCGGTCGCGGCATAGAGCACGCCGTAATCGGTAACGAACGTCGCGGCATTGCCGACCGTTACGGTATAGGCCGAACTTCCCGGCACCGAATCGGCTTCGCCGAACGCGGTGGCGTAGGTCGAGGTCATCATGCCCATGCCGAAAAACAGATTGTTGAAGGCGAGACCGCTGATTTGGGCCATTTTCGCCTTGCCGGTCATCTTCGCGGTGCCGCGCGCGATCGCCAGCGCGAATTGGTTCTGCCCGTATAGTTCTTTCGTGGTGAATGAAAGATCGAGCTGCACTTCCTGGATCAGGCCGAAATTCATCGGCGTCGCATTCGCCACATCCGTGCGTACGCCGAGGAGCACGCCGGAACCGAACTGGAAAATCGCCATGAGGATTGCTCCGAGAGTTTTAGGGTATCGTGATGCGGACCGGCACGATCGCAACCGCTTGGCCGCCCAGCGTGCCCTCGTCCGTTTCAATCTTGCCGTTGATCCAGGCCTGGTAGGCGAGCCCGCCCAGGCTTTGTGCGTTTGAGGCCAAATCGAGCGGCGCGAGCGGCGCTATCGCGGCGTCGATCGCATCCAGCAACGGGTTGAGGACGCTCGCCGGCGACGTCACCTCGTCCGGCGCCTGGCAATAGACATAGACATCGACGTCGCAGATCCATTTGGTCGGCAGCCCGCGCCGCTGCTCAGCGGTCTCCACCCTCTGCACCAGAAACAACGCCGGCTGCTCGATTGCCGCCACGTCGGACCAATGCCGCAGCCGCCGGCTGGCCGTGACGAACGGCGCGGCACCTTGCAGCAGCGCGAACAGCGCGGCGTAGATCGGCTCGCGAATCATCGGCGGGCCTCGTCTCCAGCGCCCGAAGCGATCTCCGCCACGGCGTCCGGCGCGATGTCGGCCAGCGCCGAACGCAGGAAGGAATGGGCGGGATAATCGACGTGCCGGGTGTAGCCGCGAACCGCGACCTGACGCGGCGAGATCGGGCGCCCAAACGCTTGCCTGATGGTTCGCAGCTGCGCCCGAACGGATTCGGTGCCGTGGAAGCCGAATTCCTGGTAGGCGGCATAGGGCACGGCGTCGCCGTCAATTCCCAGCGTGACGCTTGTCCGGTCCCCGGCATCGACCGCGAGCGTGATCCCGCCGGACAGCCTGCCGGAACGAATGTGCAGGACATCGCCGCCGAGCTGGTCGCGCACGCGATCGCCGAGTGCCACGCCGACGCGCTCCAGTACGCTGACAAGCCGGGATCGAACCCGGTCCGGAAAGGAGCGCAACCGATCGGCGACCTCGTCCGCGCCGGCCACCTCGACATCGATCATGGCGTGAAGTTCCGGCGATATTGACCGAGCAGCGTCTGGACATCGGCCGGCATGTCCTTCTGTGTGAAGGCGACGATTTCGCCGGCCAGATTTTTGGAGACCTGTCCGATGCGGTCGCGTTCCTTGTAGCGCAACGCCACAAGTTCGATGCAGGCCTGCTCAATCTCGGGCGGCGACGCGGCATACCCGGCGCTGTAGGACACCGTCACGTTCTGAAACCCGCGGCGGAATACGTAACCCTGGAGATAAAGGACGGTGTCGCCGAAGACATAGCCGGGCGTCAAACTATCGGGCGCGGCGGGGATCGCAATCCCGTCAACCGAGACGGATGCCACGGCCGTCACCGGCGCATTCGCCAGGACGAGCTTTGCGCCGCCATCGCCATCTCGCGTCTCGACATAAGACTGCGCCGCGATGGCGCGGTTGAGCCAGGTTTGGATGAACTGGCTCGCCGCCGTGACGAGGCGCGTCAGCAGCGTATCGTCGCCCGTCGAAATCAAGGGCGGCGAAAGCCAGCCCTTGACGTTCGCGAGCGTTGTGAGATCGCCTGCGGCCATGATTAATCCGCTCGCTTCTCAGCCATTCGCGATGTTGGTGATGGCGCCCAGTGCGAATGGTGCGTAGATCGCCAGCACTTCCTCGGCATAGACTCCGACTTCACGCTGCCGGGTGCGGAGCGGCCAATCGACACGGTAATAGTCCCGCCGGGTCTTGATCTCGGCGACGTTCGGCACCTCGTTGGACTGATAGGCCGGCGGCAGTTGTTCGCACCAGCCAATCAAGGTTCCCGGCGGCAGATCAGGATGGACCTTGACCGGAATCTTGACGCCGCCATCGAGGGCGAATGGATTGAAATAGAATTCGACCGTGCCCGATGCGACCAACGCGTAGGGATCGCCGCCGTCAGCCGAAACATCGTAGCGCAGGAGCGGCCCGGAGCTATTGCTGAGCACCTTGGCGGTGATGTTCCGCAGTTCCTGGCTGTTGACATAAAGAACCGTCGGCGACAGCCGGTAATTGTCCCACATCGATTGCAGCAGCGTGTCGATCTCGACGATCGAGCCGCGATTGGACGACGTGAGCGGCGTCCCCGTGCCGGCCGTTCCGGTCGCTTGCGTTTGCACATAGGCGCCGTTGGTCGGATTGAAGGCGGCGTTCAGCAAACCGTCGAAGGCGAGACCGGGATTTGACGAGCTGTCGGCGGTGATCGCGGTCGCCGCCTGGCGGCTGCCGGCGAGCGGAGCGGAAATCGCGACGCTGTCGATCGTGGTGATCGCCTGCAGCGTCTCCGACCCGGCCGTGCCGACATACCACGCGTAGGCTACGGCGCCCGTGACCGGTGCGACCGAGGCGAACAAGGTCTCGCCCAACGTCGCGGCTTGCGTCGCGTTGCTCGATTTGTTGGAGGAGCCGCTGTTGAGCGTATAGGTGTTGCCGTCGGCGCCGGTGATGGTCTTGGTGGTGGCGACGCCGCCCGAGAGGCTGGCATTCTTCCAGCCCTCGAAGGTGAGCGCGACGACGATGACCGAATAGGTCGCCGCCGGCAGGGTGGCGCCGCTTCCCGACGCGGAGAGCGTCGGCGTCCCGGGCGTGCCCAGCGCCAGCGAGGCGTTGCCGCCGAGGATGCCGCATTCCTCCTTGCGCATCATCTTCTGCAACAGGCGCAGGGTCATGGTGGCATCGAGATCCTCGAACCCTTGCGCCGCGCTCTCGGCCTCGAAGCTCAGCTGATCTTCCTCGCCGATCGTGACGAAGGTCGCGGACTTGCTCGACGTGCTGTAGGACATCCGACCCGATCGCTGGCCCTCGGGGACCCACCCCATCGCGTCATAGCCGGAGCCGATGACGGCATTGACCGCGCGCCAGCTCGTCGCCGTGCCGGTGCCGCCGCCGACCCGCGCGATCGAGTTCCGAAGCGGCGTCACCGTGGGATAGAGATTCTTCGACGGCGCTTGCAAATCGATCGCGGTCAGGCCGGTCGCGAGCGTGATGCTCTTGGCCAAATCGCTCGACCGGTTCAGCGCCTGCTTCATCAGGGCAAGCGTTTCCTGCGTGACGTTACCGTTCATGGCGGTCTCCGTGGGTTCAGTTGCCAGTTATCAGTTGTGAGTTGTCAGTGGTTGGTGGATCAGTGAGCAGTGGGCAGTCGGCAGTGGTCAGCCGTAGAACTGAAAACTGAAAACCGATCACTGAAAACTAATCACCGCGTCATTTGGCGCGGGAACTTCATCGCGAGCTTGGTCAGTTCGAAGGCCCGCTTGTCGGCGGGAAGCGACTGAAGGCGGGCGATGAAATCGATCATCGTCTCTCCCGCGAATGTCCCGCCGGCCGCCGCGCGGCCGTCCTCTTCCTTGGTCACGCCGAGCGCCTTGGCCATTGCCCTAGGCGGTAGTGGCTGCGCTTCGAGCGCCTCGAGCCGCTTCCGGAGCGCCGCCACCGCATCGCCGAGCGGCGAAACCAGGGTCCGGAGCCGCGCCAGTTCCCCGGCTTCGGCGTCGCGCTCGGCCCTGAGCTTGGCGAGATCGTCCGAGAACGCATGCTTTGCCGGCGAATCCGCCGCATGGGCCGGACATTCGGCGCCGAGCTCGACGGCGACATCGTGAACATGCTGCGCCCGCGCGCGATCCTCGCGACTATGGCGCGCGCCGGCCTTCGCCGTCTCGGCGCGGGATGCTTCGTCGGGCCTGGCTTTGTAAAGCTCGATCACCGCTTCGGGATTGGCCGGGCGGTCGACGAGGCTGATCTCCAGAAGATCGACGCCGGTGATGATGTGGCTCGCGCTCGAATCGCGCGCGGTGACGCGGCCGCCGATCGAGAAGCCCTTATAGACGCCCTCGACGACTTTCCGCCACGCATCGTCATCGACGATCTTCGCGGCGAGATGCAGGCCCTTGCCGTCGAGCTCGGCCTCCTTGGCGACGCCGATCGCCGATGGCTGGTGCATCTCGCGAATGTTGGCGAAGCGCATATAGTCGGGGAGTGCAGCCTCGATCGCCTCCTTGCGGACGATTTCGCCCTGGCTGTCGAGCATTTCGGTGCTGGCATAGCCGAAGACAAGCCGCTGCGTCTCGTCGATCTTGGCGATCGGCGCGAAAAGTTTCATCGCATGTATCTCCAGATAAGGGCGGTTCAGGCGAGGCCGATAAATAGCGCCCGTTCGTCGGCCCGGCGTCGGCTCAGGCCCGGGTCGGCGACAAGGACGCCGTCAACGGTGATCTTGTTCCAGCGCAAGAATTCGTCGGCGGCGCCGGCGACATCGCCGGCGTTCAATTTCTTGAGCAGGGTCGAGCCGGCGAACGCGCCCGCGCCGACATTGAACGCGAAGGACACCAGCGCATCGAATTGTGCTTGCGTCGGGGCCAAGGAGACTTGCTCGTGCACCGCGGCTTCCGCGTGCGCCGCGTCGAGGGCAAGAAGGCGGCACGCGTCTTTCTCGGTCACCCCGTTCGGATAGCTTTCGCCGTTCGCCAGGCGATGGCCGTAGCCGATCGTCGCGTAGCCGGCCTGATCGCGATAAACGGTCGCGCGAAACCCTTCATGCGCGGCGATGAAGGCGAGGCCCGCCGCGCTCAAGGACATGGCTTCGCCCGCGACGCACCCTTCCGCCATCGCCCGCATCCTTTCAGAAAATCGATTTACGAGGCGGCCTGATCCAGATTATCGGAGCCCGCTCTCCGCCGTCGCGCCGTTAATCGCGGCCGTCTCGCGAGATCAGACGCCGATCTCGCCGCGCACCTCGTTGACGCTCTTGATGCCGTTGACGACATAGGTCTGCGCCACGCTCGCAGCGACTTGCGGGTCGGTGTCGCGGTCGTCGCGCCATTGGAATTCGAGGTCGGGC